AATTACTATGTAATCAACGAGAAGAGAGAGACCTAAAGATGGAAAAAATGACAAAGACTGCTGCATCTTATGAGACTTATGCCGAGTACGTTGCTGCTCGTCGCGCAACACGTCACCACGTCTTGCCTGAGACCTTGTGGACTGCATTGAGAGAAGACGAGACCTTGTGTAACCCTCGAATGGCAGAAGGTTTTGCCGAGTTTGAGGCTGCATGGGAAGTGTTGGATAGCACTTTGAGATTAGACCCTAGTAAACCCGCTTACATTGTGAGGACTGTATAATGATTAACTATAAAGCATTTGATGTTGCTGTTGTTGGTGAGACGATTGGTTGGAAATCTGCTGCTGGTTATCTTGAAGGTGAGATTACCCGAATCGACACTCGCAAGAACACGGCGTGTAAAAAGACTATGAGTGACTGGGTGTTGGTTGAGTTAGACCCTTACTTTGCTCGATTCGAAGGTGAGAAGGCGTATCTCAACGCAAACTTTCTGATGGGTGGTGGTAAGTCTCGCAGAATTCGTGCTGGTGGATACAGCCCTTATGCCGAGTATGTTGCGAAGAGACGATCATTCGGTGATGCTGTCATGTCAGAAAGAGAGTTTGATCGGTTAGTATCTCGTTAAGAGGGGTTTTACGATGAGTTCACGCTTGCGAAAATTGCTAATTATTGCTACGTGGCGTGACTCATCGATTTTTTTATTGATAATGAAGGAGATATAAAATGGTGTATGATGATTACTTTTTATCCTACTCAGACGCAAGATCAAATCTCGCGGTCGCCAACTCTGTACTCAAGACGTTGATTTCAGCAGCCGAAGGAAATAGTGAAACGGTGCTTGAAATTGCGTTAAACTTAGCGAAAGAGAATGTGAGTGAATTGGATGAATACTTGAAGAAGGTTTGATTATGGAAAATGAAAAACGTTATGGTAGCCCGAGAGAGGTGTTTGTTGCCCTTGCTGTTGGAGTGCTTATGTACCTTGGCTTGGTCTTGGTGCTTGTTGATGCTCTTAATCGGCCAGAAGTTCTTATAAGTACTTCATCCGGTAAGTGTGTTGACGTGATTAACTTTATCGAAGAGAATAATTATACCTGTGATAATAAACCACCTAAGTATAGTGTTACTTGGGTACAATAAAAGGCGTGAAAATGAGCAAAGTGGCATTGGTAGGATTGACAAAACCGTCAGCATCAACTGGATGTAATACCGCAAACGATTTGATTGCGTATTCTGCAAGGGTGAGTAACCCAGGCAATCAAAACAATGCGGTTACTTCGGCGAAACTTCTGAAGTATCTTATTCGAGAGAATCATTGGTCTCCATTTGAAATGGTATCAATGACCTTAGAGATTCAAACAACTCGTGATATCTCACGACAGATCATAAGACATCGGTCGTTCTCGTTCCAAGAATTTAGTCAGCGTTATGCTGTGAGTGAAGATTTTGTTCCAAGAGAGGCAAGATTACAAGACCCTAAGAACAGGCAGAACTCAATCGAGATCGCGAATGATGATGATCGGTTAGTTGAAAACTGGAGCATGAAACAACGTGAAGTTATCAACAAGAGCAAAGAGGTATATAAGTGGGCACTTGAAAATGGTATTGCGAAAGAACAAGCCCGAGCAGTGTTGCCCGAAGGAAACACTCAGACTACTCTGTACATGTCTGGCACACTTCGATCTTGGTTGCATTACTGTGATCTTCGAAGAAGTAATGGGACACAGAAAGAACATATGGAAGTAGCAGAACAATGTTGGGAAATTATCAAACAACATTTTCCTGATATCACCAAAGCAATTGATGGAGAAGTTAAATGAATAAAAATGATATTGTGTCGATCGTGACACTGACCGGTGAGTTTGTAGGCAAGTTTGTTGAAGAAACATCTGAACAATACGTGATTGCTGATCCTCGACTGTTGACTCAAACTGAAAGCGGCGTTGCGTTTATCCCTGCTGTATGCATGACTGGGATACAGGAACCCGACGAAGTCAGATTCAATAAGGGAACGGTTGCGTTTGTAATTAAGACCGCAACCGAAGTTGAACGCGAATATCGAAAATCTACAAGCGGTATTATTATATGAACGCAAAGAAAGCAAAAATGATGCGCAAAATAAAAAAGCTTGCACGTAAAGATAAAAAGTTGTATAATAGTCTTTCACATCATGAGAAGGCTATCCTTGGTGAGGTGTACAAGATTGCTATAAAAAATATGGGGTAAAAAATGAATATATTTTATCTAAACAAAGACCCTTTCCTTTGCGCAAAAGATCACTGTGATGCTCATGTGTGTAAGATGACGGTCGAATATGCCCAGCTTCTGTCTACTACTCATCGAGTAATAGATGGTGACTTTTGGTACGGTCGATCAACAAGTGGTCGAAAAGTCCAGAGGTATTTTCATCCAGATAGTGTTATGAATCACACCTTGTACAAAGCGTGTCATGTAAATCATCCATCTACAATCTGGGTAAGAGAATCTGCTGATAATTACAATTGGTTACATTCTCTTTGGTTCGAGTTGGCGCACGAGTATGAACATCGTTATGGTCGTGTACATGAATCGTATCGAAAGTTAGAGTATTTTCTACTACTCCCTCCTTCGAAATTAGAAAGCAAAGGGTTCACAGAACCAACACCAGCAATGTCACAATATCCCCAATGTATTGTCGAAGGTGATTCAATGACTTCATACAGACAGTTCTATTGGGAAGACAAGCGATCATTCGCTAAGTGGACTAAACGAGAGGCTCCAGAATGGTGGAAAGAGTATGAACGGAAAGGGAAGCAAACCGAGACCAATTTCAGTGGACCCGAAGACGTTTGATAGTAACTGGAATAAGATCTTCAACAAAGACAAAAAGGTTGTGAAAAAGAAAACGGGAGATAAAGATGGCGCCCAGAGTTAAAAAGTTTACACCTAAAGAAAAAAAGACTATAACTCCAGCCCCAGATTGGAAGAAACTCCAAGCGGCAGAGACAGAAGAAGATCGTCTTAAAGCGTGGCGAGATTGTGAGTATTTTGTTCATATGGAAGTGAGTAACAAAGAATACCTACACTCAGCAAAGAAGTGGGTACGTGATCATAGTGGTTGGGATTTGTACAGTGAAATGATCCGTGTACCAGATGTGTATCTTTCAACGATTTGTAAACACGGGTGGAAAGCATATAGACTTGGTTACATGCCCGAAAAGATAAAAGGTCAGTTTAAGACCCAACTGTTGTCGATGATAAATCGTGTTGAGAAACTTCGTGAGACAATGACGTATAACCCACCAATTCACTCAAGTTTAGATGACCTAGATGACGATCATCCTCTTCATGTCACAAAAGTTAAGGAGTGGCTTGAACATTGGAAAAAGTATGCTGCGTCTTTCAAGAAAAATGAAACGCCCACAAAAGAGGAGGTAATCGCCCAAACATATGTTTACAACATTCAGATGTATTTAAAGTCTGGTGTATGGCTCGATTCACACTATGGTGAACTTCGAGAGAATAAAGTCAACTATTTGTGTATCGCACCAGCATTCGATAAAGATGGTTTAATTAAACGAACCGTTGGTGTATTTTATAAGGACGTAGGACAAATCTGGTCTAAGGAGTTAGAATGACTATTAGTGGTATGATGATGAACAAGAACAAGTTTTCGAAAAGCATCGAGGAGATTGTTCGTTATAAAAATCTTAGTTACATTGATGCTGTGTTGTACTTCTGTGAGAAAAACAAACTTGATGAAGAAGATGTGAAGAAATACATTTCAGGACCAATTAGGAGTAAGATCGAAGCAGAGGCAATGAAATTGAATTTCATTCCTCGGGGTAACGAATTGTCTTTCGAATAAATAACGATTGACTTTTCATTTTTTTTATAGTATAATGCTATTCTTATATAATGTATAACGTGGATAATCTGTAATACAAAACATACAAAACATACAAGGAAATATATATGTCGTTTTCAAACCTCAAGCGTAATCGCAACTCTATCTCTGATCTCGTCTCTGCCGCAAGCGCAGGTGACGCACCCACCGATAAGAAGTCCTATGTTGACGAGCGACAGTGGAAACCCACTGTTGATAAAGCAGGTAATGGGTACGCTGTTCTGCGTTTTCTACCTGCTCCCGAAGGTAATGAACTCCCATGGGTTCGATACTGGGATCACGGATTCAAAGGTCCAACTGGTCAGTGGTATATCGAAAAGTCTCTGACTTCGATTGGTCAACAAGATCCTGTTGGTGAATACAACTCTCGTCTCTGGAACTCTGGTGTAGAATCAGACAAAGAGACTGCTCGTACTCAGAAGCGTCGACTTCACTATGTGTCAAATGTTCTGGTCGAATCTGACCCGGCTAACCCACAGAACGAAGGCAAAGTCTTCCTGTACACTTTTGGTAAGAAAATCTTTGATAAGATGATGGATGTGATGCAACCACAGTTTGCTGATGAGACCCCTGTAAATCCCTTTGATTTTTGGGAAGGTGCTTCATTCAAACTGAAGATTCGAAATGTTGAGGGTTATCGTAACTATGATAAGTCAGAGTTTGCTTCGCCAGCACCGTTGTTGAATGGTGATGATTCGGAACTAGAACAGATCTATGAAGGGTTATATGATCTGAATGAGTTTACGGATCCAGCGAACTACAAGACTCGTGAGGAACTCGCTGATCGTCTTGCTCTTGTTCTGGGTCAGTCGATCACGACTCGTCAAGAGATTTCGATGGATACATCGAGCGCACCAGAACCAATGAAAACTAGTAGTCCTGTGCAACCACGAGAATCTAGTGAGTCAATGAGCGCAGATGGTGAAGAGGATACTCTTTCATACTTTGCGAAACTTGCCGCTGAAGATTAACTCTTAGTATAAACCTTAAAGGTTATGGGGGGGGACGAAAGTCCCCCTTTTTTTATGCTCCGGCATATGCGTCTGATCTTGTTCCGTTAGACATTGTCGCAGAGGGCATAAAAGAATTCCCAAAACCAGACACACTGGTTTGATTGCTCACACTTGTAGGTGCGTTAGTGTTGTTCACGACTGTGACGGCGTTTGAAGCCGCTGAACTTTCAAGAGCGTTCCTCTCCATAGACTCTCTTCGAACATCTGAATTATTACGAGGTTTACTCAACTGTTCAGCAGGTGGTGTATCAGTGCTTGCGGCAGCAGCGGCAGTTATTTTCTCAGCGCGACCCGTTCCATCAGCAGCAAGGGGAGCATCCATCACTTTGTTGAATGCTTTACTAAATGCTTCGGTAGGCGAGTCGCCAAGAGGGTTTACCACTGCGCCAAGTGCAGACCCGATACCCCTTCCTACTGCGACTGGGAATCTGAAAATTTTCTGTACAATTACCTTGACTTTATCAACCATATTACTGAACAAATCTTTGAATGAAAATGAGTCAAGCATCCCGCTGAAGTTTTCAAATCCAAGTTTCTCGGCTATCCAAGAGATGCCATCTTTTAACAGGTCGAGAGGCATCATGATAAGCCCGTTGATAAGACCTTTATAAGCACCATAAAAACCGCCGAGAATTTTGTCCGCTATATTACCACTTTCGGCCGTAAACCCATCGATTGTTCCCGAGATGATGTCAACCAAACCCATAATAATTCCGATCGGGATAAAAATCCTACCAAGAATGGCACCAAAGGCCCGGAAAGCTCCAAACAACCTTCCAAACGCTGTCCCAATTTTAGCAAAAACACCACCCACAGTTTTAATACCTTCTGTTAGTGGCTTGAAAATTTTAACCAACTTTCCGTTCGGATTAAAGAAGTCTT